CCAACTTTAGCTAATGTAGTTAACATATCAGAACAATATGGTGAAGAAGCAGGAGTAGGTGGAAACGTAACATGGTATTCAGGTTCATTATCTTTAAAAGGAGGTAAACAAACCTACAACATGAATGAGTGGGCGCAAGCTAGTGCTAGTTTAGAGGCAAACGATTCTATTGAAATTAAGAGAGTATTTTAAGAAGCTCCCCCTGCAATAACAAGATATTTTGACCCATATGCAGGAACAGGTACAGGAATGATAGATATGATGGATTCATTTGGTTGGGGTAGTTACTCACCTGCTATTAATTTCTTAATGATGCCTATTAACTATGATTTGCAAGTAATGCAAGCCATAGAATTTAATGATACTATTAGAAGATCAAATTATTCATTTGAATTAGTAAACAACAACCTAAAAGTATTTCCAATCCCAAATTCAGATGGACACTTGTGGTTTGAATATATTAAAAAATCAGAAAGAGCTAATCCCTATAGTAATGGTACAAATAAAATAACAAACGTCTCAGAAGTCCCATTTGCTAATCCTGATTATAATTTAATTAATTCTATAGGTAGACAGTGGATTTTTGAAATGACATTAGCAATTTCTAAAGAAATTTTAGGATATGTTAGAGGTAAATACTCTACAATCCCAATCCCAGATGCAGATGTTACTTTAAATCAATCTGATTTATTATCATCAGCTACAGCTGATAGAGCTGCTCTAGTAGAAAGATTAAGAGCATACTTTGATGAAACATCAAGGGATAAATTATTAGAAAGAAGATCACAAGAAGGTGATTATTTAGAAAAAGAATTAAACAAAGTACCTTACACAATTTTTATAGGATAATATGGCTTTATACGGAGGAAAAAGAGATATAAGCCTATTTAGACACGTAAATAGAGAGTTAATGGGTAACATTATCTCCCAGGAATGTGTTTACTATAAATTTAAATTAGATGAAACTAAAGTTAACCTCTATGGTGAATCTGCAGGCTCAAAATATTATTATAGGGGAGTTATATTAAGTTGTTTAATCACACATGAACCGCAGTCTTATCCAGATGATGAACTCGGTGTACAATATTATAGAAATGTTGATTTTAAATTTTTACGCGATGATTTATTGCAGAGAAATTTGGATTTCAACAAAGATTTTGACCAAGGAGATTATTTTGGAGCTGATTTGGTTCCTCAAGTAGGAGACATAATAATGTATTATGGAGGTTATTATGAAGTAGATGATGTAGTTGGAAACCAATTCTTTATGGGTAAAGATCCTGATTACAACTATGCTGAAAACCCTATAAACCCAGGATTAGAAAACTTTGGTAGTGATTTATCTATTATATGTAAAACACATTATACTCCAGTAGATAAAGTACAAATAGAAAAAGGAAGAATAAATGGCTAAGAATTATAGAAAACCCGTCCCAAAATCCCAAAAGGAAATATCTAAGGATTTACAAACACCGTATTCATCTGAATATGGTAATCCTAATGATGCCGCTGAAGGAGGACAGTTTCCACCAAATAATGAAGCTAACATTCCTTTTAACAGGTCAACTAAAATGTCCTTTAAGGGAGATACAGTTAAACCCTTTTCTATTGGAATACAAGATATAGATGAATCCATAATGTATTACTTTGAGAATGTTATAAAACCCTCTGTAATTCAAAATGGAGAAAGGATAGCAGTTCCAATCATATATGGTTCTCCCGAAAGATGGAAATCAGTACAAAAAGATGGATACTACAGAGATAAAAAGGGTGCTATAATGAACCCAATTATAATGTTTAAAAGAAACTCATTAGAGAAAAACAGAACATTATCTAGAAAGTTAGATGCTAATTCACCCAATTTATATACATCTTGGCAGAAGTCATATAATGATAAAAATTTCTATAGTAACTTTAATTTACTCAATAATAGAGTACCAACTAAACAATTTATAACAAACGTTATCCCAGATTGGGTTAACTTAACTTATAGCTGTATAATCCAAACATATTACGTAGAACAATTAAATAAAATAATTGAAGCAATAAATTATGCTTCAGACTCATATTGGGGTAATCCTGAACGTTTTAAGTTCAAAGCCCAAATAGATAATTTCACTACAGTTACTGAATTACAACAAAGTCAAGAAAGATTAGTAAGAGGCACATTTGACATAAAAATGTATGGTTACATTATTCCTGATGTAATACAAAAAGATATGGAAGCTGTTAAAAAATATAATGAAAAATCAAAAATTATATTTGGGCTAGAAACAGATTCAAACCCTGATAGATATGAAGCAAACCCAACAGTAACACCAGATGGTAGGACTAGAGATACTACAACAGGAAAAATTAGTTTGGGAACATCCCCAGTTAGTTTTCCAAACGATCCAACTCCTCCAGTGTATACTTCTTTAAATGATCTACCAACATCAGATCCTTTAGTAAAAGGTGTAATATGGAATAATGGAGGAGTACCAACTATATCAAATGGTTAATATTTATAATTAATAAAAAGATATTAAATGAGTAAAATAAGATTTGTAGACCCGGGTATAGTAGTTAATGCAACCGGAGGAAGTGGAGGTTCATCAATATCCTCAAGCTATGCACTAACAGCTTCATATGCTGACTTTGCTACATCAGCCTCATATGCTGTATCTGCTTCTTATGAAATTGTAAAAGAAGTATCCTCAAGTTATGCTGATACTGCTTCATTTGCACAAAGTGGAAATGGTAT